TAACTATTATGCGTCGCCTAGTCTAATAATAGCATTTGATGCATCAGCAGTAGGAAACTGAATAATAAAGTCTCCGTTTGTTGCTGTTTTATTTCCACCAAAGTCTAATACCAAAGCTAATTCATTTCCGCCGCCAGTTGTTTTATATATTGCAGCACCTGCAGCAGTTAACGTTACAGACGGGAAAGTTAAGTCAGCAAAATCAACAAACGCAGTTGTTGTTCCTGCAACTCCATTATTCGTTAATGTGTTTCCACCTGCTGAATATGATGTTCCTGACGTACCAACTTCATTACCTGTTTGGTAAACAGTTGACGTTACACTGTAGCCGGCAATACTAGTATATAAAGCACACTTAAATGTATTTCCTCCATTACCTGATGTATCAAAATTAAAAACTCCTTTTAATAAACCAGATTTAAAAGAATTAGGTACTATATTTGCCATATTTTTTTATCTCCTTGTTTATGGTGATGGTGATTTTAAAGGAGTACGAATTACACCATCTTGATATTCGTCTCGGCGTCTACGACCTTGTTGTTCGATCGCGTACGATTGTAAAGCTCTTTGATAAGACTGCTCGTAGTATTGTAACATATCTGCAGGACCTTTCAAGTATCCATATGCTTCTACCAGAGTAGCATACAAAAGTAAATCTTGATATTTATTACTTAAATAAGTTGTAGTTGAATCAGAAGCACTGATTGTTGAAGGTTGTTTTATGTAAGCCATTGTAATTGCATATTGAGCATTTGGAGTAGGAGATACTACCCAAAAATTAGCATCCCAATTAGCATAATATCTAGGTATTCCAGATGCAGTTGCTGGTTTATTGTAGTATTCGGCCATGTAAGATGTATCTTTTTTTTCTAAAAATGTATGTTCATTTGGTGTTACATTTGTATTAGTTAATTGAATATATCTAATAACTCTTAAATCAGAAGGTATAGTTACATATCTGTTACCAGTAGATAAATTAGATGTAGCATAAAATCTATTATCATCAGAATCTGCATCTCTGTAAATTCTATTTTCTGCATTCTTTGTCATAGTAGTTAAAATAGCATCAGTTAAAACTGTGTTATCAACTTCTGTGTAATCTCTAACGTTTGTTTTTAAATCTAAAAAAGTATAAGCCATTATTTAATACCTCGTAGCATTGGACTAACAAATGCATTTTCTCCACCACCTGTTATAGTGCCTGTTGCATTATAAGGCAAGGTCACTGTAAATCCAGTATTGATTATTTTTGTAGCTGGCATAGCTCCAGTATTTTCTGTTCTTGTTGTTATAGTTTGAATTTTTAAACTTGGAAAAACATTTACACCAGCATTATGAGATGTTGCTGTAGTGCTATCAGGCACTACGCCACCAAACAAAGCGTTTGTTCCTCTTGTTAAACCAGTTAAATTTTGTCCGCCAGATTTTGCTGCATATTTAATAACTTCTCTTTGAACAACCGGAACATATTCTGCAGCCCCTGTTGCAGGTGTAGTTGAACTTTGTATAAAAAAGAAACCTGTATTAGCACAAAGATTATTACCATCAAAAGTTACAGTTGTAGCTGTAGAAGATAAATTAGATGCTAAAATTTGAAACAAAGGAAATACATTTGTACCTAAATTAAAAGATTGTATTGAATTATTACTAGCAGCATTAAAAAACAAAACTTCATCGCCAACTTTTAAATTATGGTTTGGAAAACTAATAGTTAATGTTGGACTTCCATTAGTTATACTAAAAGGATTATTTGGTAAAGCAAGTGCTACAGGCGGTTCTTTTCTTGCAGGTCTAACATTTCTTAATGCAACACCTTCACCACTAATAGGTTTAGGATCTAATTGTGGTTGTTTAGGTTCAAATTCAGATATATGTACTAATGCACCATTCCATTCTCTAACCATTTCTTTATATGGAAATTGCATTCCAGATCTATCTGATATTGCAATTGCATTTTTTCCTGATGCATAGTTTGACATTATCTAGCTCTTCCACCTTTCATAAATGCTCTACCTAATCCACGTTGTGAAATTCCTCCACCTCGTAGATATTTTGATCCACCCATTTGTTGATCTCTTAATGGTTTTTCTTTATCTTTTTTCTTAAATTCTTTTTTTAATTTAGGACCTATTTCTTTATTTTTTTTAATTTCAGAACCAGGTTTAATATTTTTTTGTCTAAAATAAGGTGGACTTCCTAAATCATCTACATTTTTAAAAGGACTACCTTTTTGACCTTTGTAAACATTTTTTAAAATTTTATCTGCAAATTTATTTAATCGTGGAATTTTTGTAATTATTGCCATTATGTCCCCGGATAGTAAGTTTTAGGAGTTATATATGTGCTAGAAGCAGAGCCATCCTCCGCTAGTGCTCTTGCTAATTCATCTTCATATAATAACTTCATTTGTTGAGTTAATTGCGGTGAATATTTTTGTGATAAATAATAAGTTAATCCAGAAACCATACAAGGTACAAATCTAAAAGGTACGTCTGTTGCATTTGTATAATCTCCAACATCATCAATTCTTTTTATGTAATATAAGTGTACGTGTTTTGCTGCGTTTGTTGAATCAGGAGTTGGATAAACATGCATTACAGTTCTATCTATAAATCTTTCAACCCAATATTGATTAGGTGTGCCTTTAGATGTTTTATTAGAAAAACCAGCATACACAGATCTATCAACTTTAGTCATTGGAGTATCTGCTTGTGTTACTGAACCAATTGTATTAGCTCTTAATTGTGCTTCTAAAATATCACTTACACTAAAAACATTTTCAGCAGCATTTGCATTATTTTTTGTAGCAGCTTGATCGCCGGCAGCTGTAGCTTCTGCTGAAGATCTATATAATTTATATGTTGATTGTCCTTCAACTAAATCAATATTAGTATCTTGTATTTCCCAATAATGAATACCTCTATTACCCCATTCTTGAAATAAAATATTTAGAGATCTTCTTGATGATTTTAATTGATACCCAGATACATTTTGTATACCTAAACGCTCAAAAGCTTCTTCTACTATTTCATCAATAGTAAACGTTTGACCGAAAGTAGAAGTCCCGGAAGTTGTGTTAGCCACAGTTTACCTCCTTAACCAGTGTAGCCGATAGTTATCGAACCTGTTCCTGACATTGTTACATGACACGCTGTTTCAAATCTTATTCCTTCACCCGGAACAAATATATCTAAACCTTCTGTTCCAAAATGTGAATGAAATTGTAATGAACCACTATTGCCAACACTGTCTCTTAATTCTATTTGACCAGAAGCATCGCCTTTAGCTTGAATATAAGTCACTCTAATAGGACCTGTATTTGTAGCGCCACCAGAAATAGTTTTTAACTGACCTGTGCTTGTAATTCTTGTAAATTTTTGATCTGACATTTTTTCTCCTAAATTAAATTATGTGTGGGCCGAAGCCCACACTAAATTATTTATTATGCTGATTCCTTGCCGTCATCAACCATGTGATAAAAAATTGTTCCAGTTAAAGTACCAGCTTGCGCTGCAGCACCTTGACCAGCTACAATTTTAACATCGTGAGTCATTTCTGTAAGACCTAAATCATTTCCTGCAGTTGCAGAAGATGGTAAAATCATTTCTTGTGCATCATCTGCAGCTCCGTTATCAACGAAACCATCAGTGTCAACAAAAGTTACACCATCAATTAAATCTGCAAAACCGATATCGATTTTTCCACCAGCTGCTGCTTGACCGTTAAAAATTATAGTATCAACGATTGCGCCTTTTGGAAGTTGCACTGTTCTTGTATCATTTGCTGATACTTGTGCATCTGTTCCTGCTGCTGCGTTAGTTGCTGGTACATGAAATTGTGCAACCATACACATGCTACCTGCATAGTTTGCTCTGTTTCCATTACCATTAGCTCTTACATTACCTGTAAATGTTGTATTTGCCATTGTAATATCCTCCTAGATATTTTTAAATGTAGTCCCTAGGGGTGTCGACTATACGCGTCTACATTTAATAATTATTATTATGTATAGTTAAGAAACTATATACTAGATTTTAATAGAGTGCAAGAGAGCCTACGGTATTTATGCATTTCAGCAGTGTAGCTTTTGATTAAGTAGCTACAGAAACTTGTGGAGCTGCGCCTTCGACAGTGTTCTGTCTGTGGGCAATAGCTGCTTCTTCCAGCTTGATCTTTGTGATGACTTCTTTAACTTTGTCATCGATCCTGACCATTTCAAGAGTATATCTACCATTAGATAGATGC